GTAGATCTACATTTTGTCGTTAAAAATGGCACGGAAGAATGGGTAAGTATAGTAACTTGGATAAAAAATAATATACCGTTCAAACAATTATTATTAGAATTTGAAGAAAAGCATGTGAATAATGTGTATGTCAGAACAGCAATTTGGATACATCTTGCATATGTTCTAGTCGATGGTAAAGTACCTAAATCGGGATTACCTTATGCTACATTTTGGAATCGTGAACCTGCGGCCAAGGGCCGTTTAACTTTTATAGCTTTGGCATAATAAATAACAAATATGGCAACAGAAACAAAAATTAGACAATATGTAGACTTGGACCTTTCTTTTAAGGTTAATCCGTTTACTAAAGATCTTTATCTAAAAACAGATGAAGATGCTGTTAAAACATCAATAAGGCATCTATTAAGAACAAACAATTTTGAAAGACCGTTTCATCCCGAAATAGGAACTCAAATACGGTCTTTAATGTTTGAAAATTTTTCAGCTGCGGTAAAAATTGCACTTGAAAGAACAATTGCTGAATCTATAGAAAAATTTGAAACACGGGCAAGATTACTAAAAGTAAGTGTTGATGAATATGAAGATAAAAACGATTTACTAATTAACGTTATATTTACTTTAAAGAATGGAAATACCCCAATAACAATAACAACATCTATAAGTAGAGTAAGATAATGGCAAATTACAGATTAGCAGAATTAGATTTTGATCCAATTAAGACAAATCTAAAACAATTTTTAACAAACTATAGAGACAAAGATAATAATCTTATTTTTAAAGATTATGATTTTGAAGCGTCTAGTCTTAATATTTTATTAGACATACTAGCATATAATACACATTATAATGCATACTTAGCAAATATGGTTGCAAATGAAATGTTTATGGATTCTGCAGTAAAACGCCAATCTGCGGTATCAATCGCAAAACATTTAGGGTATACTCCATTGTCGTATAGAAGCTCTAGAGCAAAGGTATCTTTTACAGTAACGGATCCTATTGATTTACCCACATCATTAACTTTGCCAAAATATTCTCCCTTTGTGACAAATATTAGCGGCAAAGAATATACGTTTGTAAATTTAGATGCGGTAACAATTTATCCGCAAGACGGAATTTATTTGTTCGACAATTTAGAAATTGTAGAAGGACAACCATTAGTTTATTCGTATAGAGTGGATTTATCTGGTCCGTCTGAAAAATATACGATACCTAATGAGAATGTAGATACTAGTACTTTACGAGTTACTGTTCAAAAATCATATACAGATCTGACAATAGAAAGTTATACATTAGCGGAAAATTTAGCGGTAACATTGCCAACGTCTAAAGTATATTTCTTAGAAGAAAATCCCTCAGGATTTTATGAAATATTTTTTGGTGATAATGTACTTGGTAAAAAATTAGAACCAGGCAATATAGTTAAAGTTGAATATTTAATTAGTTCAGGAATAGATAGTAATGTTTCTGGAAATATAGTGCAGGCGTTCTCACTAGGAATTCAAATTGGAGGTGTTACAGTAGACACTAGTATAATAGCAACACAAAATTCTACAGGAGGCGATGTTGCAGATACATTAGATGAAATAAAATTTAAGGCTCCTAGATTTTTATCATCATATAATAGAGCAGTTACTGCAGATGACTATAAAGCAATAATTGAAGCGAATTATCCTTTAGTCGATTCTATAGCAGTTTGGGGAGGAGAAGACAATGATCCTCCTAAATATGGAAAAGTTATTATATCACTAAAACCGTACGATGGATATACAATTAGTGAAGCAGTCAAAACAAATATTAAAGAAAATATTTTAGCAAATAAAAAAGTAATATCTATTATTCCGGAGTTTGTTGATCCTAATTATCTTTATATTAATATTGATACATCTGTTAAAGCACAAACTAAAAACTCTAGATTTACTATACCTCAAATAGAAATATTTGTTCGCGACGCAATAGAAAGATATTTCACACAAGAATTACAAAAATTTAATAAGACTTTTGTTTTTTCTAAATTATCTAAAATTATTGATGCAGTAGACGGATCGGTAATAGGCAATACCACTTCTATAAAAGTAAACAAAAGAATAATTCCAATTATAGGTGCGTCAAACGGTTATACCGGTGACACTGTTATAAAATTTGCAAATCAATTAGTACCCGGTACTATAGAATCCTCTGCATTTTATTATATTGTAAACAATGTATTATATACAACATACCTAAAAGATGTATTAACTGCAGAGACAACAGGTACAATAAATTTAATAGATTTTCTCACAGGCACAACATTGGTTTCTGATATAGGAAGTGTAGATTATATTACGGGACAGATATCTTTTACAAGTTTAAATATAACAGGATATATTGAAAATGCAAACGATATTAGAATATATTCGAGTATCGCAGGACTGGACATTAAAACAACGAAAGATATAATACTTGTGTTAGATGACGGAAAAGCAGACACAGCAACTAAAAGATCAAGTGGTTTAACTACAACTATGATTGCAGAATAAAAATGATAGATAACGTTTTTGAATCAACCGATTCTGGGCCATTAAAACTATTTGGCACCTCAAAATCTAACCAAACAAATGGAGATTTGACTGGTTGGTTCTATCCGTTATTTTTAACTAGAACAGAAGCAATACAAGAAGACATTGATCGTGGCGGAAAAGGTATATACATAACAATTACATTTTATGATATTGAAGGTGAATTTTATACTGCAGATACGTATGGTGTGTATGGTGCTATAAAAGATCCATTAATTTATACACTGCATACTGGCGCTGGCGCAGAAAATCCTTTTTCAAGAATACAAAATAGATTATCTGTATTAATTGAAAATCAATTGCCAGAGTTTATACAAACAGATTATGGAATGTTTGTTACATTTATAAAAGCGTATTATGAATTTTTAGAACAAAATAATCAGGCACAAGAATTATTGCAAGATATTACTAAGTATGCAGATATAGATACCACATCTGAAGATATGATTAGTAAATTTTTAAATAATTATGCATATGATATATCCGCATCTTCATTATCAGATAATAAATTTTTAGCAAAAAAAATAAGAGAAATTTATAGCAGAAAAGGAACCGAAGAAGCCTATAGAATTTTGTTTAATATTTTATATAAAGAGACTATTGATTTCTTTTATCCATATGATATAGTTTTTAGACCATCTTCAGGCAAATGGGGAGAATATACTACCCTGCGTGTTAAACAAATGGATTCTAACGAAACTCTTTTTCAATTTAAAGATACTGAGATATTAGGAACCACATCTAAATCAACTGCGGTTGTAACAAATGTACAACAAATAGATTTAAATGGAAATGATGTATACGAATTAATTTTAGATAGTAAGAAAATCAAAGGTTTTTTTATTGGTGGAGAAACTATTACTGCAACTAAATCTGTATTATTAGGAACCACAATAGATACAACACAATTATCTGCAACATTATATTCTGTAATTTCTAAAATAACTGTGGTAGATGGTAAATTAGGATATAAAGTTAATCATCCAATACAATATATTATTGACACAGACGGCAATGGAAAGTTTGCTAAAGCCGAGGTATCAAGTGTAACCAGCGTAGGATCTATAGTTAGCGTCGAAGTTAAAAATGCAGGTATTAATTATAGTAGTAATATTGTTATCGTGCCCGGTGCGCCAACTGAAAGCCTTAAAGGTGGTTATACTATAAAAAATGGAATAGTTACAATTACTTTTCCAATAGAACATACTATTAAAAAAGGTACACTTTTAAATATTAGATATACTGGCAACATTTTAAGCCCAGTTGATAATACATCACACAAAGTAAAAGTTGTAACTGTTCCAGATATCAGATCAATACGATTTAAATACCCAGGATTTTAAATGGCATATACACTATCTTATAGCAGAACTACAGCATCCGAAGGTGAAGCTCTTGTAATTTCTTTAAATGGAACAGGTCTTCCTAATGGCACGTTAGTTCCATTTAATATATCTGGAGCAAATGTTAGTGTTTTAGATTTTATAGGAATTTCTAGTTTGGCTGGAAATTTTTTAATACAAAATGATAAAAGTAAAGTAACTTTAAATATTGCAAACGACTTAAACACTGAAGGAACGGAAAGCTTTATTCTACGGTTAACTGGTTCTGGAAGAACAGAAAGCGTAGGATTTACAATATCAGATACATCACAAACCATTACTGCAAACGTTGCTGAATTTTATATTAAACCAGATAGACAAACTATAAATGAGGGAGAAACTGTAACATTTAATGTTTCCGCAGTAAATGTTCCTGTAGGTACAGTAGTTCCCTACGTATTATCTGGAATTCAAAATGCAGATGTGTTTAATGTTCCTACATCGGGGAATTTAATATTTGCAGCAAACAGTACATATGACACCACAGCAAATATTAAACTATCGCTTATAGTAGATGACATACTTGAAGGTATCGAAAACATAGTGATGTTAATATATCCTACCGGTGCTTACTCTCTACAATTAAGCGGAACAACCACAGTATTAGACGCAACATCTACTGCATCTAAAAATTTATTAGTTACTGCCAACAAGCAAAAAGTTATAGAAGGAGACAATGTAACTTTTACTGTTTCTACAACAAATATAAATGCAGGAACAAACTTATATTATAGAATAACTCCTTGGACAAGCTGGGATGTTCCTAATGAATTATTTCCTGCATCAGATTTAACTGCAAATGATTTTGTTGGACTAGTATCCTTATCAGGCAGTTTTCCTCCAGTAACTGCGCCTGCTGCAAATGCTGTAACAAATACAACTTCAATTACTTTTGTTACCTATGATGATTATGTTTTTGAACCATCTGAGTATTTTTATCTAAGCGTATATGATAGTGCAAATTTAACCTCTGGATCCGGAATTGTAGAAATACTAGATTCAGGTAATACGTATCTAAGAAGTTTTTCTACTTTTTCTGGAAATGCAACAGTGACATTTTTAGAAACAGCAAACTTGTCAGCTATTGTAGGGGGAACTACTTATAGAGCCGGTGATTGGGAAGATACCCAAGGACAAGTATCAGACACAATGGTTATACAGGGGAAAACACCTTTTTCAGGTGACGATGCTGCAGTATATTATCAACCATTTTCTTACGTGGTTCGATCATCAAAATCAATTGAAGATTGGATGTTATCTGTAAAAAATATATTACATCCTGCAGGATTCGTTATTTTTAGTGAAATAAATAATGAGACAAGTCCCGATAAAATGAATTATGCTCAAGTAAAAGCTACAGAAGATTCTGAAATTTCTACATATTCACCAATTACTATAGATAGTATAAAAGCATCGTTAAATACAAGTTCTGCAAATTTAACTGCAGATATTGTATTTTTAGAAACCAATCCGCAATAAATAAATAGATGTCCAATATAATAACAAATCAATTAAAGATAAACAATTCTAAAAACTTCTTAGATAGTATTACGCTATCTAGCGGAAATTCTTTGTATATGTTTTTTGGTAAACCTAATAATTGGAAAGATGATTCTAACATACCTGTACCAAAAGATAATCAAGACAATGTTACAGAAATGTGGGATGAAAT